CTGCCCCTGCGCTGCCGACGCCGTCCCGCCCGACGCTTCCGGCGTCATCCCCGTCGTGAGCGTATTCCACATCGCCTTCGCCTGCCCCTGCGCTGTCGCCGCCGTCGCGCCCGCCGCCTCCGAAGTCAACCCGGCCGGCAGCGCGTCTTGCATCGCCCCCGCGATTCCCTCCGCGACGCTCTGCCTATCGTCCGGACCGCTCGCGCCGCTCCCCGATGCCTCCCGGAAGCTATCGAGCAACCGCTCGTCTGTCGTGTTCGCCATGCTTCATCTCCGTCAGTAGCGCCTTTTCCAGAATCAGGAAGGCATCCGCCTGCCGCGCCGTCAGTTCCGAAAACTGCAAGCCGCCCAGCCGCCGCCGCACCAGGTACTCTTCCACCAGGCACTCGCTCTCCGCCGTGATGTGCGATCTCGGACACTCGTGCAGCACCGCATCGTTCCTCGCCCACACCGGCGGCCCACCCGGCTCGTGACTCCCGCGGAGCCACCCGCATCGCCGTCTCTTCTCCAGGCCGGACTTCCTGCACGTGTCGCACCTCCAACCGGCCTGGTTCGAAAACTGGAAGTGGAAGGCGACAATCAGTTTTTTCGTTCGGCCGCGCTCAGTCCGGTTTCCGCCCGTACCGCTGCCAGGGCCTCGCGAAACAGGTCCTCCGGTCCGGCCTCCGCCAGCAGCTCCGGAGTTGCCGCCGCGCCGTCCACCGTCAGCCCCCGAACCTCCCGCAAGCCCCACAAGATGTAGCTCCGGTCGATCTCCGCCTGCAAGAGCGCTCCGTCCATCTTTCCGCCGGCGTCTCCCCCCGCGTCCAGGAATTCCTTCTTCCCGGCCAGGGCTCGTACCCGCCGCATCAGTTCCAGACGCCGCACGAAGGACATTCGCGCCACTACGTACGTAACTCCCGGCGCGATTCCCGACTCCACCTCGCGAACGCTTTCGTACGTCATGGCTATCCGAACGCCACCGTGATTTCGTTGTCCACCGTGCCCTGCGCCCGCGACGGCCGGAACAGCCATTGCAGCCGGTTCCTCCCGTCGTTGAACTCCGGCACTTCCGGAATCATGCTGTTGAGGAGCACGGCCATCACCTGGCCCTCCACCTCGCCCAATTGGAACATCACGCTTACCGGCGATTGCTGCCGTGCGGCCTGGTACAAACCCGTCGTCGCCGCATCGTCCTGGCTGTAGAGATCGAACGCCGCCGTGACCGTCCGCTGTCCCGGCGAGATGCACTGCGGCAGGTTCGTTCCGAACTCCTTCATCCGCAGGTCCAGGTTGTTCTTGAGCGCCAGCGAGGCGTTCGCGATCGTGAAGAACTGCGTGGGCGTGCTGCCCAGCCACGCTTGCCCCAGGTTGCCGGGAACGATCGAATAGTCGAACGCCTGCAACGCCGGCTCGGCCGGAAAACTCTGCGAGTTCGCCACTTGCCCCGAGTAGCTGCTGCTGTCCACTAAGTCCTGCGCCATGCCGCTGAAGTGAAATTCGTGGAAATCCCCGTTCACCAGGATCTCCACCTGATCCACCGCCGCCCCGCTCAGCAACCGCTGCACCGCCGTCGACGGGTCCCAGTAGTCGTATATGCTGGCGCTCGGCAGTTCCGTCGTCGGCGTGTAGGTGATCGAGGCCCCCAGCGTCGCCCCCGTTGCCGGCGGAGCCGTGAACGGCAGGTTCAACTGCACCGTGACCGTGTCCACGATCGCTGCCACGAATCGCAGCTCTCCCCCCGACGATACTCCCTGACCCACGCTCAGTCCGTGCGCCGACGCGAACGCCACTTGTCCGCTGCTTGGGATCCCTGCCACCGTCCCTCCGGCGAACTGCTGCGGCACGCCGCCAAGTGCCGCCTGAAACAGCGGACCGTATGCCGGGCTCCCGCCGCTCGTTTTCTGCCAGCTCGTCAGGTACGTCTGTAACTCGAAAGCCGTGCGCCGCCGGCCCCCCGCCGGCAAGCCCGGGAAAGTCCGGCTGCCGGTCTTGTCTTTCCGGCTGGTCACCTCGAGCTGGTTCCTCACCGTCAGTTTCACCGCCGGGATCCGGTTGCTCGCCGTGATTGTCGCCACGCTTCCGTACGCGCTTTCCAGCGCCGTGTAGAAGCGGTTCGCGTTTGAAGATATGTAGGCCATACTAGCTGATGCTCACTCCAATCTCGAAAGTGACCTTCGCCACTTGGATATAGTTCTTTCCGCCGTGCTTCACGGCTCCGTATGCCACTTGATAACCCCCGGCGTAGTACATGCCGGAACCCCAGTCTCCCCGGTTTCCGTCCAGAACCTGCGTCACTGCGTCGGCGCATTGCTCCAGACCCTCCTGCAAACCCTGCAGCCGGTCCTGCGAGTTCCGGATCTCCGCCGCCATCTGCACCGTCCCCGAAAACGTCCGGAATTTCTCGGTCAGGCTGTTCACCAACTTCTCGCAGTACACCTGAATTACCGGATACCGCACCGTCTCCCCGAGTTCCGCCAGTTCCGCCGCCACGTTCTGTGCCCGGATGGCTACTTGCGCCGCGGCCGTTTCGCTCCCTTGTCCGCCATCCTGCCGGTTTCCCAGGTGGGCCGTCACTCCGCTTGACGACGAAAGGAGTCGAACCACCGCCGCCGCCGCTTGGCTTCCGATTCCCGCCATTTCAACCTCTCTGAATTACGCGCGGTATCGGCCGCAGATAATTCCATGCTTGCCCCGTCCCCGGAGGCCGTCCCGTCGTGCTGAGCACGCCTGGCTGAACCCACGACACTCCCGCCTCCACCGGCGCCGCGTTCTGCAGCGACAGATCGTTCGGATCCGTTCCCGCGTACACGTTCCACCCCGTCCCCGTGTTCGGAGCGGTGCCTGCTTCCACCAGGATCGTGCCGCTCGAAATCGTCGCCGCCGTCGCCTCCGATGCCGCGCCCTCTTCTCCCGCCGCATTCACCCACGATATGGCCACGAAGTACGTCCCGTCCGGCAGATTGCCGCCGGCGCCGGATTGCGCCGCCACCACGCTCGGAGACGCCGCTACCGGAACCGGCGTCGCCACGATGCCGAGTCCCGTCTCCCTCAGCTTCTCGTACGCCTGCTTGGCCATCCCGTGAAACTGGTCTCGCTTTCCCTTGTAACGGTCGTTGAGCTGGCTGTTGAACGCATCGCTGTACACCATCTCCAGGGCGCGGTATGTGTGCCAGAGCTTCAACGGAGGTGTTACCACCACCGAACTCAGGTTCGGCCTGGGCGTCACCCACAGCGACTGCCCGTAGTATGAGTTCCCCGTGAGCAGCGTGGTGAGCTCCAGACCAAGGTCGATTTGTGCCAGAGTCAGCTTCTGCGTCACATCGATCCCCTCCGCGTGGGCCACGTTGAGGAGTTGCGAATCCAGCGCCGCCAGATCGTCTATCGTCGAGGGAACGCCATCCGTGAACAGAGCCATGTTTTTATTCCCGGTTCCGCGATCCCAGCAGCCGCTGCAGTTCCGCGGTTGTGACCACTGACAGTCGCGTTTTCGCCGCGGCCAACTCCCGTTCCGCCCGCTCCTTCTCCGCCGCTCGCGCCTGCCGGAATGCCGCCGCGGCCTCCTCCGTCGCCTCTTCCGCGGTCCCCTCGACCACCATCACCGCGGCTATCTCCTTCGGTACTTCCGTGTACACCCCCGCCTTGCCGCCATCCCCGGTCGCGCGGCTGACAATCACCACGTCCTTGTCCGCATAGCCCGCCGCCGTCTCTCGAATCTTTTTGTAGTACACCTGCAAATCCATTCCATCCTCCCGCCGTTTGTATGACTACCTGTCGGTTCCTTGCCGCCCCGCGACGATTCTGTGGGGCTGGTTGTCACCCCGCGGCCGCGCCCAGGGGCACTCGCAATCGGCTAGGCGAGCGTGACCAACCGGCCCCGGAAACCCGGACCGTCCCGCCTGTTTCGGCTGGGCTGTGCCGCTCCGCTGGGCAGGCCGGTTGCCTGCGGCGCGCCCGAAGGGTACCCCGCCAACCCGCCCGGCGCCGGCCACCGTCCCGCCTCTTCAAACCTTGGCGGCTCTGTCCCCAGCCTGTGGACAGAGCCGCCTTCGCCGCTCTCGCAACCTAGGTGTTGACCTGCACGCCCGCCGCGTTCCGCAGAATGCCGCAGCCGTACAGCACGTCCACCGTGAACTGCTGCGCCAGCGTGTTCGGCTGGTAGCTCATCACCACCCGCATGCCGAAGCTGCCCATTTCGGCGTACTCCGCGATCGCGCCCGTCCCCGGCAGCGGTTGCGGCAGCCGCCGCACCACCAGGCCGATGGCGTCCTTGGTGAACGCCAGGTTGTGCGTGTTCACCGTGCCGGTTCCCGTCTTCGGCACGAATTGCGACCGGAACACGTAGAAGTCCTTCACCTTGCCGATGCTGCCGTCGATCAGCGCTTGCAGTCCGGCGTCGCCCGCCGTCTGGTACTCGCTGAACCGCGGAATCTGCCGCCACGCCGAGTAGGACGCCGCGTCCACCACGATGTACTTCGGCTCCGATGGCGGTATCTTCGCCAGGAACAGCGCCGTTTCAGCCGCGTCAACCGTGGCTTCCGTGATCGCCGTGCCCGCCGTCCCCACCGGTGTGTTGGCCGTGAAGCCCGCATACAGACTCAGCAGGTCGGTTTCGATCTTCTGCGCAATCGCCGCCACCGCCGGCTGCAGGTAGATCTTCAGCAGGTCCGGCACCGCCAGCACTTTCGCCACGTCCGGAAGCTGGAACGTCGCTTCCGCGTGCGTGTTGAGCACGATCTGCGCGTTTCCCAGACTCGGGTTCTGTAACGTGACCGTGCCGCCAACGGCGTCGTTGATGTTGTTCGCCACCATCTGCGGCGGAATCGGCACGTTGATCGTGTCGCCGGACTGCGCCAGCGCCGGCTCGTAATCGCGATTCACCAGGTTCCCCATCACCAGGTTCCCCACCAGCACCGGCAAAGCTTCCGCCGCCACCAGCTTGACGATCGCAGTCGCGACATTAGTTGTAGTGATTACTCCCATTCTTTCTCCTTCTTCCTGTCCTTGTTACGGCCTTCCGGCCGGCTGTTTTCTACAGTCCCCGCAGGGTCTGCGACGCCACGCGCACGATTTCCTCTCGCACCCGCTGCATCTCTTCCGCACTCATGCCCGGACGGATTCGATCGATACTTACCGACTCGTTTCCGGCCTGCGGCGCCTTGAGGTTCCCCGTCATCCCGGTCCCTCCCGCAATCCGGGCTGGCAGAAACTCCGGATTCTCTTTCACGAACGCCGTGAGATACTCCCGTACCGGTACCTCTCCCGCTTCGCCTCGTGCCACCAGTCGCCCGTCCTCGCCGCGGACGATCCCGTCCTGCACCGCCTTGAACGCCAGGTCGATCTTTGCCACTCCCAGGCGCTGCAACTCGGCCCGGACCGCCGAACTCCGCTCTGCCTCTTCCGCTTTCATCCGGCTCCGCTTGTTCTCTTCCGCCATCTCGTTGAGCCGCCGCTCCATTTGCTCCCGGCGCTTGCGCTCTTCCTGCAACTCCGCCTTGTACGCGGGCTCGCTCTTCGCCTGTTCGTTGTTGGCGTATTCCTGGATCGCCTGCCGCACGATCGCTTGAATGTCGATTCCTTCCATAAACCTCCCCAAAATCGGTGGGGCGGGCTACTTGCTCGCCCGCCCCGTGCCGACCTCCTCTTCTGTCTGCTGCCTACCGCAGCGCCAGGTCTTTACTGCCGCCCGGTTTCCCGTAGTCCGTCTGTTCGATCTCCTCTACCACCCGGTTCTTCACCTCCGGCCGCGCATCGCTCAGGTACTTCAGCGCCAGCCGCTTGAATACCTGTTTCGTCAGCGTTGCGCTTCCGATCCCCAGCGCCAGGAGGTTCTTGGCGTCGTCCAGTTCCGTCCCGAACTCGTCGATGTCGAAATCGTCCAGTCCCGTCACCTCGATCGATACCTCGTCCTGCCGCGCCGCCGCCACCGCGCCCAGGACCTGCGTCATGGTCTCCTTCACCACCGCGCCATAAGCCCGCAGCACCTCTTCCGTCGCCACGAAGTCCAGTTGCTTGCTCAGCCCCGATTGCCGCGCCCCAGCCCCGCTCGTGTCCCCAGCCTGCGTCATCAGGTAGCACACCCGGTAAATCTCGTCTTTCAGTTGGTCCAGGTTGTTCACCGCGATTTGGTATACCTTCCCGTCCGGCTCCGCCCACCCGAACCGGTCGTTCTGGCCAAGCTGCAGGTAGTACGTTTCCCCCACTACCTGTTTGAATTCGTTGTCCGAGTACACCACCGGCATCGCGAACAGCCCCATCGTCAGCGCCCACGACAGTGCGTTCGATTTGTTGAAGTGTTCCAGTTGCAGCAGCGCGGCCTTGTTCATCAGCCACAGCCCTTCGCTCACCTTCATCTCGAATACCGGAACCCGTCCGAACGGCGCCAGGCAATGCCGTCCTTCATCCACCAGTTCCACCGGGCTTTGCTCGCCCGCCTTGCGATAGATCCGAAAATTCTCCCGGTCGTAGTACACCCACCGCGTTTCCTTTTCCCACTTCGCGTCCGTAACCCTCGATTGCTGCAAGCAGGAACTCCGGATTACCACCCACTCCAGACCGCCTCTTTCGTCCCGGTTCCAGTTGATGACCTCCTCCGCGCCGTAGTCCACCAGGAATCCCCGCGATTGCCCCGATGCGTCTTCCTCCGCCCGCGTCGACGCTCGCCCCGCCGTCCGCGGGAAATCCACCACCACGTAGCTGCTCCCGCAAACCAGCATCTGCGTGAACCGCTCCCGGAAGAACTGGCTCAGCCGCGTCCCTTTCAAATCGCAGTCCGCAAAGAAAGTGTTGTAGAACCCGCCCGCCGGGCCGCCCGCCTGCTCCATCTGCACCACCGGCTCGCGATGCATCAGCGTCGCCGCGTACCAGTCGATGATGCTTCCGATGTAGTTCTCGTAGAACAGCCGCATCAGGCGCTCCTGGTAGACTTCGCCCGGCTCCTTCTGCCGCCGCACCAGGTACTCCGGCCCGCGCTCCCGCAATTGGTCTCCCCCCACGTATAGGTCCCGGTACCGTCTCCACGTCGCCTTCCGCGCCATGTACTCCGGATGTTCCCGATTTATCGTCTGTATCATCAGAACAATCGCCCCCGTCGCTCCCCTACCGTGGGAAGCGGTCTGCACTCCTGCCAGATCAGGTAACCCAGCGCGTCCGACATGTGCGTCCGCTGCCGGTCCCTGTCTTTATCGATCTGGTACGTGTCCGCCTTGAACGCCACCTGTTCAAAGTCCTTGATCAGTTCCTTGCACTTCCTGTCCACCAGCACCGAGATTTCGCCCGACGCCGACCGCAGCTTCGCGTTCATCAGGTTGATCCGCTCTTTCACGCTCGGGTTCGACTTCGGCACCCGGTAGTGTGTCTTTATCGTCGAATTCGTTTGAAGATAGTCCCGCACCATCTGGTAATCCGAGTATCCCGTCGTCTGCTGCTGATATCCCGAGGCGTCCCCGTACACCATCAACCCCGCGTCGTGTCTCGGATACCGCTTCAGAAACTCCGCGCACGCCTCCTGCGTCGTTCCGTTCCGGATCACGATCTCGTCCAGCACCTTCACCTTCCCCCCGTCCGTCTGCACGATCAACGAACTCATCGGGTCTACGTTGAAGTCCAGCGTCCATCGCAGCGGAAGATTCAAATCGGCCGCCAGGTCCCTCACGTGATCCGCCGCATCGAACGCCGTGTATACCGTCCCGCCCGATAGGTGCAGGTACTCCCCGAGAACCTCCTGCGCGTAGAACTTCGTGTCGTAACTCTCCTCCAGCCGCGTGTAGAAGTCCGGTATCTTCTCCAACAGATACCGGTTCTCTTTCGGCGCCGCCTGGATCGTCCGGTAGTTCTCGTTCTGGTTGATGACGAACTTCCTGTAGACCCAGTCGAACCCTTTCGGCGTCCACACCGCGAATCCGCACAGCCGCTCCGCCTTCGGGTCCCTCAGGCGCCCTTCCAGCCGCAACCACGCCTGTTCCTGTGTGTACGTCAGCTCGTCCAATCCGAACCACGCCAGATTCGTGCCGCGCAGCCGCTCGAAGTCGTCTACCGGCCGGAAGATGATCCGCGACCACGTGTCTATCAGCGTCAGCGTGTTTTCCGCCTTGTTGTGGTCGTATGGGATCCGGTTGCTCTCCAGTATCTCCAGCAGCGTCGCCTGCGTCGCATCCCGCAACATCGGATAGGTCGGCGCCCCCAGCAAGCCCATCCTTCCCGGATTCAGATAACATAACCGGATGGCCTCCTGGCACAGAGCCTGGCTCTTCCCGCTCCCGATCGGCCCCGAGAATCCCTTGAACCGCGCCCCGGCTTCGTGAAACCGCTTTTGCGACGGCAGGGGATCGTACGCTATCTCTCGGAGTTCGACGTCGCAACGGGTCCGACCCAT